CAAAAAGACCCTTCATTCCAGAAAGGAATGATTCAGTCATTTCAGTCTTAAGACCTGCTTCAACAGCAAGCTCATTTTCAGTCATCCACTCTTCGCAGACATACTCAAGATAAGCATCAACTCTTTCAGTAAGAGCTTCCTTAAGACCTTCTTTTTCTTCTTGCAGTGCTACTGCATATTGTTCTTCCAGAGTTTCCTGGATTTCTTTAATTTTGGAGTTCAGAGCAGCTTCAAAGATAACCTTTGCCTTTTCTCTAAATTCCTCGGAGAGTTCTTCACCACCAAGGAGAGCATTGACATCTTCTTCAATGTCAACCTCAGCAACTTCTTCCTCAGCAACAATTTCCTGATCTTCATCAGTTACTTGATCCTCTTCAAGGACTTCTTCGTCAGAAGAAACTTCTTCCTCTTCCTTCATTCCTTTCATTGGATCTGCTGCCTTGGCACCCTTATTGACCACATCCTTAACGGTTTTGATCTTGGGTTCTCTTAGTTTTGCTGAATCATCATCTGGCTTGTAGTTCTCAGGAGTAGGACCCCCAAGATCTTCTACTGAACCCAATTGCGTACCTGGGTCTGCCATTTTAGGCATGGACTCAGCAGGTTTAGCGTTCGCGTTCACAGCAGTTTTAGATTGCTCCATTTCTTGTAAATCTCCACGAGACATTTGAACTAACTCCGATTACCTATGTATAATCTATATTTATTTATAATTTAGATATTTCTGTTACAATCAAAGATTGTTCAAGAAATCACTGAACAGTTTTGCTTTCTGCTCATCAAGTTGACCTTGATCTACAAGAGTATTGATAGTCTTGTAAGTCTTAGCAGCTTTCTGTTCTCTAAGGATGCCACCATCCCACACCCAATTTTTACCTTCCATAATACCTTCAACAAAAGCATCAGGTGCAGATGGATCAGCAACAATATCTGCTGCTGTGGAAAGCATAAAGTCTTCCCCTACAATATTTACTCCCTCTCTTGTTTGTTTGAGGGATCCAATACCTCTAGAAGAAACACCCAACTTGACTCCTTCACTGATGAGAGATTCTGCAATCTTGCCCATTGGAGTGCCCAAGATCTTTGCTTTACCAATAAAATTGGTGCCATTCTCTTTGAGAGAAACAATCTTGTGACTGACGCGATCAAGATTAACAGTTGGGCCATCTGGGTGTCCCAGTTCTCCAAGTGCTCTTCCTGATTGAACATGGTTTTCATTATATCTCAGGACTTCCTTTCTCAAGGTTTCCATAGGATACATACGTCCATTTCTGTTCTGGATATTTCCTTGAAGGAAGATACCCTCAATGAACATATTCTTTTTACCGTTTCTCTCTTCAACGATAAAATCAACTTGCTCGATTTCTTCTCTGATGAGTTTCATTGGTCTTCTCAGGATACTTGTACTTGTTGGACATAGGCTTTACCAGCTGCACTTACAGTTCTAACTGCAACTTTGATGGATCTTCTTAATGATGCACCTGCATTATTAAATCCTGCAGTTACAGAACTTGAATCATGGTCAACAGTGATCCTGGTATTATAAAAACCTCCTACATTTGATGTAGAATCCACAGCAGTTACAATCTTATGCTCAAAATCATATGTGCTAGCATTTGGCACTGTAAGAGATACAGCATCACCAACTGCAAAAGGACTTCCTGTGCCCTCAGGAAAATCAATGACAGTAGATGCACCCTTAGTTACATTAACCACTCTCTGTGATCCAACAGGTCCAAGAGAAATAATTGCATCATCAGTAGGTGACACATAAAAATCAGCAGTGGTTGCAGTTGGATTAGTACCAATAGCAACATGACACCCTGCAGTTTCTGCTACAATTCTGACTGAATCAGTCTGTTGAGCAATAGCAGCACTTTGAGCAGAAGTGGCGCTGGTTGTGATATTGAGATTGACTCCTACTGGTTTTAACGCAGCCATTATTTTAAATTACAATGTTTCTATACGATATTTAGTATTTATTCTGACTCTGATTCCTCTTCTGGTTCAGTGTCAAAAGTCTCCTCCTCCTCTGCTTCTACTTCAGCAGGTTCATCAAAAATTGATGCAGCAACATTGGGTCTGATTGCTTCAATTTTTTCTGCTGTTTTAGCAAAGAGGATATCTTTAATCTGATCACTGATTTGTGATGGAGACTCATCACTCACCATCAAATCCATTAATTCTTCCATGGTCTATAAAATGACTTCGTTGTTATTTAGATCTCTCCACCAGTGGGTGATTTGATTTCAGGTGTAACTGGAACTTTACCACCATCACCATTGATAGAATTTCCACTACCATTTGGTGCAATTCCTCCCATTTCTGGTGGAGCAGGTTGTCCAGTCAGTGGATCAACTGGCATTGCATTTGGATCAGGGATGACTCCATCCTTGATTTCTTTCTCAATCAGTTTATCCTGATCAATGATATCAGCATCAGTCTGTTGCAAGATTCTCCTTCTAACATAATCATTAGAGTAATACTTGCCAACATAAGGTTCAACCAGAGCTGCAAGGTTGATTCTTTCTGTAAGAAGTTCTGCCTCTTTGAGTTCTGCAAAGTGATTATCATAAAGGAAGTCATACTGAATATGATCCTCCATGATCTCCCAATCTTCAGGAGTAATCACATTCTTCAAGATAAGTTGAGTCTTCAACATATCATTGAACATATGAGAGAATCTCTTTCTCATTCTTCCAACAAACTTGGAGAACTTGATTTCATCTCTGAGGATTTCAGAAGAACGTCCCATTGAGAAACCAGTATCACCTTGAAGTCTAGTTTCAGGAACATTCAGTGCTCTATAAAGTTTCTTCTGGAAGTAATTGATGTCAGTGATTTCACCAAGGTTTTGACCACCAGGAAGTGTGGTAATTTCTGTTCCTCTACCACCTTCTCTTCTAGGCAACCAAAAATCTTCAAGCATACTCATATGCTTGTTGCTATCTCTGACTTCACCAGTATCTGCATTATAGACTTGCTTATTTCTATAACGCATCATCACATCTCTAAGGTATTGTTCTGCTTTTACCTTAGGCAGATTACCAACATCAATGTAGAAAATTCTTCTTTCAGGTGCTCTTGAAAGTCTGTAAATGACAAGAGAATCCTCAATCATCATCAACTGATTGAGTGGTTTAATTGCTTTATGCAACCAGGAAAGTGTTGATCCCTTGTTTCTATCTACCAATCCAGAGGTGCAATAAGTAACAGAATCACGAGTCAGTCTGATTCCTTTATTAGATGCAGTAGCACCAGTACCATATCCATTGGTATTTGTCTGATATCCACCTGGATTGTAGAGGAAATATTCTTCAATTTCAGGGAAGTCATATGTGGAAGGATTATCCCTATTGATTGCCACACCCCTCTCTTTTGGTTTTTTAACCTGACGAATATAACGCATCTTTGATGCATCAATATATCTCAGTTCTTGAATACCCTCTTGTGGTTTCTTTTGGTCAATGACTTTATTGTAGTAAAGTCTCCCATCAATGTACCAATTCCTAAAAATCTCATGTGCTTTTGCATCAAAATCAAGAAGTTCAAGGATGTATTTGAATTCTTCTCTAATGATTTTTTTGATGCCATCACTTGCTTTCAGATTAGACAATTCAACACTTACTGGACTGTCATTTGTATCTGAAACAATTGCTTCATTTACAATATCTTCAATGGCACTATCACACTCTGGATAGAGTGCCATTGATCTATATCTTCTGATTAATTCATTCTCATTTTTATAGACACCCTCAATATCCACATAAGAACCATAAAACCCAGAGGAAACGTAATGCTCCGATCCATCCTGATTATTAGGAGGGACCGGAGATACTACCCCTGGGGATTCTTTTTCATTATTCTCAATTGAGAAACCAAATAATTTCGCCATTATCTATGTAAACTAGATTCTGTTCTAGTTATTTATCACTGAATCAGAGTCTGTCCTGCAGCAGCTCTATTTGCCTGAGCAGAGTTACCAATTGTGAAGTGCTGAACCTGGAAGGTTACCTGGAATTCCTCAATGGTATCAGTGTTTTCATAGTTGAGATCAATTGCACTGATTTCAGTTGGGAAGATATCAAAGAACTTGTAAGTTCTAAGTTCAGATGACTTACCACCAACATTCTTGGTTGCATTTGCCTGTCTACCTCTACCAAACTGAGTGACATATGCATCAGTCATGTAGGAAGAAGGATTGGTGACACCAGTAGCATCATCCAACTTGCTCATGGTATTCATCCAAATCTCAAATGCAGTTCTGAGTTGGAAGTCTTCATCATTGATGACGGTAACTACCCAAGGTTCAAAGGTTCTATCACCAGCAACCTTGAGGACTCTGCCTCTGAAAGGAATGGGAACTTCAGCAATTGTTGATGCTGGAAGTTGTGCTGCCTTGCAAAGGAATTGGAAAGTTTGTGCTTCTCTACCAGCACCTGTTCTCCAAACCCTATCACCAACAGCGCTAGGGAATGAAGGAATGAGTACCTCAAATAGATTGGGGCGGGCACCGCCACCCGCCAATCTGTTCTTAAATTGAGATAGTGTTCTTACGTCTGCCATTGTTGTTTCCTCGTTTATAAGTTAACTGGTAATATTAAACTGAACCAACTACTTCATCAAAGCTTACTCCAGTTCTAGTAGCAACAAATGTCAGGGTGACAAAGTTGATTGCTCTGGCAGGCTTAATGAAGATGTCTGCTCTGAATTCATTGTTGTCAATGACATCA